GGTTGTTCCCATGGTGACATACACCTGAGCGACTACCGTTTTACCGATGCGAGCGTAATAGGCCTGAGTGACTGCACCGGTGCCTTGGGTCAGGTTGGTGAATGTTGGAGTCCATGCGTTCCAACCGATGTCAAAAGTTATCCAGGCTGAACCGTTATAAATCTGATAATGGTCGAGTCCAGTGAGGTAGACGGTCATGCCCTCGGTTGGTGAGGTGAGTGCAGCGTCTCGAGCGGTTGAGTTAGTGAACACCATAACCACCTGGTTCATCAGATAGGTGTTGATGTCACTTGCTAGGGCTGGAGTGCCTGATACGAAAGTTTTGTAAGCCATTAGATACCTCTCCACAACTCTATTGTGATGTCCCAAGAACTTGGGGTAATGATGTCGATTTGTCGCGTAACAAAATACGTTTCGCTAAAGCTGATTTCGCCCAAGTCATAAGTGACAATGTTGGGGTCGAACATACGGTCGAACACCCACCAAGGCCAGAGTTGACCCTCACGTTTTGCTGCGCTGAAAGATAGTGATTCAACGCGGCGTATCTGAGTGGTCAGGTTTAGTCTATCGAGCCAGAGCTGTGTTCCGGTCGCGTCGTCGATTGGTAAGTCAACATTTAGGCTAATCGCTCCGTAAAGGTCAAATGCGTCCTGATTGCGTAGAGTCAGGGTCGAACCGCCTGTGTATGTTGCAACCACCTCATTAGGCAGGTCTCGAGAGTCGGCTTTCATGACTAGGTCGGTCATGCAGATGTGTGTTAGATCGTTGGAGTGGTTACTCGAGAACTCGAACGAGAATGTTTCCACGATGTTTGCCAAGTCTTGCTCGGAACGATAGTTGAGTGTGCCATCGCGGTCTAGCCATAATGCACCCAGTCCGGCCACAAGGCAGTCTTGGACGATTTCGCCGACCGTTGTATTCGTGTAGGTTTTGGCGGCCATGAAGTAAATGTCTGGGTTTAGGTTGGCACTAATCCCGTAATAATAACTATTTGCCAAGTCGGTCAGAACATCGCTTGGATATTTGGCCAGCGAACCAATCGTGTAGGACGCGACTTTGGTGTTCAAAAAGTCTTGCATGGCATCGACGCCGTTGATGACGACGATATTATTGCCCTGCTGGTTGTAGGTGGCTTTGAAGTCACGAACATAGCCTTGCCAGATGGTGATAGTTGATCCTGGCGAGGTATCTGGGTCGTGTTCGATGTTGATTCTAATCTGTGTGCCTGCATGGATGACACCGGTCGAGAATGGGTCGGTGGTTGCATTCTGCATAGAGATGCGTGCCGTTGACGTGGATGGTGCGTTGAAAATACCTGACTCGATGTCTGCACCGTTATTCAGTTCGATGTTGAATGTTTCACAGGTTAGGTTTTGCCAGTCGAGGCTAGATGGGTCACTGTCCCAAACTCCGCCATCATCCCATCGGTTGACGCCCCAAACGAATGTGCCAGGATCGGGAATGTAGAATTCGATGCTTAGGTTCTGGTGTAGGTCAAAAACATCGTTGGCCATTAGAGTGTGACCGTTCTGCCTCGACTGATTTCGTAACGTCTGATGGCTTGGACGATTTCTTCACCAGTGATTGACGCGCGGTTGATGTTGATGACGTAAGTGTTGCCGCCATTCATGTTGCCAAGCTTGTTCAGGGGAATGATTGCTTCGGCCTGACCGGCTTCAGCAACGTTCACGAGGCTTCCTCCAGGCGAAGGCATTACCACACCACCTTGAGCCAGTTTAGGGATTTTGATGTGAGGCGCAAGAGGGATTTTGAAGCCTAATGTTTGACCACCAATCAAGGGAACCCAGTCTGGCACTTTGAACTTGATTGAGTTCAGGCCTTTAGGGATCAGGTTGATTCCGTCAATGAAAAAGTTGACAAACCCTTCAATCATGCCAATAAAGCCATTGAATGTATTTTTTAGGAACGTGCTTACGCCTTTAAATGCGTTTGTGAATGCTTGACCAATGCCACCAATAACTCTCACTACGCTGCCAACAACCGTTACGATGCCTTTGAAAACTCCAGCCAGAATATTGATGGTTGGAATGAGGACAGCGGTCAATCCTTGTGCCAGGGGAATGATGATTGGCAACAGGGCATCAAGCAGCTCGATGATTGGCGGCAGTAACTTGTCAATTAGAGGCAGCAGTGCTGTGACCAGTGCGTCAAAGATTGGTGCGAGCTTTTGAATGAGTTTGGCAAGTGTCGGTGCTATCTTGTCAATCAGTGGACCCAAAGTAGTAATAAGTTTTTCTAAAACTGGCAAGAATGCTGCACCAATGGTTTCTTTCGCTTCATTGAGAGCAACAGAAAACTTGGCAAATGGACTTGCTGAGGTTCCTGCCGCGCCTGCAACCGATTTAGCAAAATCATCCACTCCACCCTTCGTTGCTTTTAGTTGCGGGGCCATTCTGTAAAGTGAAGTTGTATTGCCATTTTGAGCTTGAGTCAACGCTTTCATGACCGTTTCTAATGGCTTACCAGTAGCGGCAGCACCGTCAAGTGCAATCTTTAGTAGCTCTTGCGCTTTGCCTAGATCTCCAGTGCCACGAACTGCGTTAGCCAAAGCCGGGCGAAGGACATCATCCAAGACACCAGTGCTTTTTGAGGTTGCCAGGATAAAGGCTTCATTTGACTTGATTTGAGCATCAGTCGCATCAGTGGATGTTTTGATTTGCAAAGCCAGCTTGTTTTGTGCAATCTCATCCTGAGATGCAGCCTTAGCAGCGTCTGTAAGGCCTTTTATAATGGCCACGAATGTAACCGCACCAATGGCGGCCTTCAGTTTTTTAGAGACGCCCTCAGTGGTCTTTTGCAAGCCAGTGAGTTTCTTAGATGCGTCGTCAACACCTTTTTTGAGTCCTACTGCGTTAGCAACGAACTTGAAGTTTAGAGTTGCGGCCATTCGGTTTCACCTCGACTTGAACCCAAAGCCTCAATAAACGCCTTGTATTCGTAAAGTGTCAACGCTTCATACTCTGTTGGACTCATGCGAGTAGCAACACAGAACTCAGCTTTGCGTCGAGCTTGCTCCTCTCTCATTCTTTTGGGTCGGTATCTTCACCTCCGAACAAGGCCGATGCTTCCTCAAGGGATAGGCTGCCGGCTTGCTCGAATGTGTAGTTTGAATCAGTGCGCTTCTTGTAAATAAAAATAATGGCTTTGAATACTCGACCGCGTGGCGCGTCGTCGGCCATGATTGAGTCAATGTTGCGTGAGGTTAAGTTCTCAATGAGTTCAATCTCGTTGAGGGTCATGCTGTTGAAGTCAATGGTTGCCATTTGTTATTCTCCGAGTCCGTATTTGTTGATCAGTTTTTGTAAATCACGTTGATAGTTGTTGATGATTTCCTGATAAGTGTATCCCAGTGCTTTGGCGAAGAACGGTTGTGGCTTGATGTTTCGCACAGTGCCAGGAGCAAGTTTGCCCTTATGGCTTGCACCAACCACTGACCAGCCCCAGTGAATAGGGTTTGCGTATGGCACCCGGGCATTACCAGCTGAAGCCTGAGCGTATCTTTGAGTCTTGGATGGGCGAAGCGTTGCTTTTAATGAACCAGTCAAAGATGGCACAAGTCCGCTGGCTGACTTGATTAGAGTTTCAGCTGCGTGCAAGTTTGCTTCGAGTAAGTCTGCCTTATCCGCTTCGAGAGCCTTGAGCTGCTTTTGAAGCAACCCAAGGCCTTCGATTTGGACAGAACCGCTCGAGACTGATTCTCGAGCCATGTTATTACGCTGAGGTCTTCTTGGTGAGGCCGAAGAAGATTGGAGGCGTAGCTGATGGAGTGTGAACCGAGTTCTTGACCGTTAGCGTGGTCTCAAACTTTACGATGTCACCCGATGACAACGATAGAGGTGGCAGGTCATCAAAAATAACCGTTCCCTCATAAATCGGCTGGGTGGAAGTTGCAACGGTGTTGCCGAATGGCGCAACCTTGAATGCAACTTCAGTTCCGTAGTTTGCGAATAGCAGCTGGTAAAGAGATCCTGAGTCGCCTGAAGCGATACCCGAGATTTTTAGTTTCCAATTCTGCAATGGCTGAACCTCACAGAAGGTCTGCTGACCTCCAGGAGCGTCGGCCATGCTTAGTTCTACCATGTCAGCGTCGATTGCGTAATCAGTCGACAAGATTGTGAACTTGATGTTTGTTGCTTTGATTCTGGTCGATGCTGGCATCTTAGAACCTTTCTATATTGAGAGTTGTAAGTCGATACCGATTGTGGCAGCCAAGTAGTCATTACCGTTGGCGACAAGCGTGTAAGGTGCCGAAACTTCTTTCAGGCCTGCGTCTGCTGGTAATGCCAGGATGGCTTCTTCGATTAGATCGTCGAGGTCATCGCTCGATGACTCATTGTCTGCTGTCCCGGCAATAACTTGTAGTTCAAGGTTGGCAGTGTAACCGCGTCCAACTGAGGATGGCGTGATGTATTGTGATGCTGGCCTAATAACGATGACCGGTGGCGTGACGCGTGCAGGGATGTATGAGTAGACATCGAGTCCCTCTCCCTGAAGCGTTAGAGCCAGTTCGGCTTTCGCTGCACCAACTTCGCTCATACAGCAAACCCTAGATAGGGCAGGAGTTGGGCGTAGATTGAACGTTTAGTGTCCAAACTGACTCTCATCCCCTGCCCTGATCCGTCGGCGAACTGCGCGATACCGCTTGGAGCGTTGCGGCGGTTCCAATGCTCAGACGCGCACTGAAGCACGCATAAGTCTTGTACCGATGCCGGCACAGTGGTAACTGCTCCGAGCATTTCGGTGACTTCTGCGAGGCCAGCGTCAAGGCAACGTTGAGGGAAGCTTGTGGCGTCCTTAGTCCCAACGTAATCCTTGAAGTCTTGCAATGTAACAGCCATTTTTAGTCCTAGGCGGTGAAGTCGAGCTTGACGATTGCAGACTCGAATGGAACGGTGATGGCTGCGTATCC